GATCACCAACGAAATTTGCGTTATAGTAAACATAACTGTCAATTTCTACATAAAGATACTTTAAGTCCTCAAACTGAGGAACAATTCCAGCAACAGAATAGTTCTTTAAGGATTGTAAAAGTTGCTTTTTAGTGAAATCTGATAAGAAAGATCCATTTCTTGGTTTAGCAGCAATAAAAACTCGTCCATATTGGGGTGGAGTTAGATCTTCTCCACCATAAGCACTCACACTTTCAATATTTGGATACAATGTTGGTAAAATTGCCTCATAATCACTTGCAGTTACTGCTCTATGCTGAGATGAATACAGTCTAGGAGCAAAGTATTTGACACTTTCGACAGGTTCTATCTCATCTCCGTTTTCAGATGGTACTTGTGCTGTTAAATCAGCGGCAAATGAGGTTATATTTGCGTTATTTTCATCAAAAATTGTTCCAGCAAACCTAAAATCAGTTACTCCATTACCATCTTTACCATTTGTCTTAATGTAAGATGCAGTAATTACGTTTCCTGACTGTAATTTCTTACCAAAAACACCATCACCAAACAAAATTTCGTATTTTTCGTCTGTAGTTTCTTGGATTAAGTAAATATTTGACGTAGAAGTAATACCGAGGATATTATCAACTAGTTGATGCTCAGTAAAAGTTGTATCTGTGGATGTATTTTTTACCTTTATACGCAAAGTTGACGTATCAACGCTGTCATTTGGGATAATATAACGCTGATTTGGTTGAGAATTGTTAACTGTCCAAGAATTTTCTAAATATTGACCTTGATAAATTTCTAAACTACCAAAAGAAGACCCATTTTGCGCTGCTACGGTAACTTTTTCTGGTAGAGAAAAGATAAAATTGACATCCGAAACACTTCCATTCGCAACAACCCCTGGTTGGAATGAAATTGTGTCTGTTGTTGTAGAAATTCCACTAACAAAAAAGTCTACAGTTGCTTTTGCAGCGCGTTTTGATCGTGGTACATATCCAATATTACGTGCAAGAGATACAACGTTCTCACGCAAAGTGGCGGAATCAATAAAAGTTTCATTCACCACCATGTTTGTATTGTAGGCGGTGATATAAGAATTATATGCAAGCAAATTTATGATGACTGAAAGATTAGATCCTTCAAAGTCATAGTCTGTAAAGTTTGTATTTGCTCTTAGATAATCCTTAATTGAGGATTTTATATCCTCAAAATTTAAATTTGTAAATTGTGTTAGTGCCATTATAGTCTAGTTGGTTCTAAGATAAAGGTAACTGTCTGTGTAGGCGTTGATAAACCAACTATGTCATAAGATATTGTGACTTCTAGAGCATTATTATCAGGATCTGGATCAACTTCAACGCTTTTTAGTACAACTCTTGGCTCAAAGTTTGTAATAACAGTTTCAATTTCTGTTTTTATTGGAGCAGTAAAATCGCTTGTTGCTAATTCAAATAGTGCTCCACTAATTCTAGTGCCAATTAGATTGTTAAAAAAGACCTCTCCAACTTGAATTCTTACTAAATTTTGAACAGAACGCTTGATTGCATCCTCATTTTTTAGAGGAAGGATATCATTTGTAACTGGATGACGTTTCATTGACAATGAAATGTCTTTGAAACCTCTAGAAATTTTTTGAAGAGGCACTTTTTATAGGATCTTCGTTTATTTATTCGTATTTATAGGCATTCCATAACTGGGTTCTGTTCCATATTCCCAGTCATCATAATCCTCATCATTACGAATTTTTTCATGAAGTTTGCTCTGAATGATTAAATTGTGAGTTTTTTGCTCCTGAAATTCCATTTTAGTATCTGATTGTGATTAATCAGAACTTTTATAGCGGTTTCTATCGCTCAATTTTTCACTTCATACATGAAATCATCTGAAGTTTCAATTTTTCTTAAATTCTCAACTGAATATTCAGTTAGATCAATTATATATCCTGGATTTTTAGTAATTCTATTCTTTGTCCATGCATCATCATACCAAATAATTTTATTATTTGGATAAGCATAAAAATTTCCATTATCCATTTTAAAGAAATGGGCACATTTATGCTCGGGTGTTTCACTAAAATTGGTATTCAAAGTAGATTTTGATTCCCATGACCAATCTAATGTAAACATATATGTTCCCTGATTTTTTTCTCCACGAAAATTAATAAGATCTGCACGTAAGTTTGCAAGTCTTGAACGAACTTGTACGTCGATATATGGAGAAAAACAATCCCACCACATACACTCTTCAAGTTTTGGAATGGGTGCGTCTGGTTTCCAGCAGAAAGCATGTATTGGTCTTCTTGTCCAATTTACGCCATTTTCTAAGTATGCTTCAAAAAGAGGAACATGCTTTTCCAACGAAGCAACTGAATGCACATCACATAAAGTTACTTCCCCAAATCCCTTTGTATGATTAAAAAGAAATTCATTACGAATGTAACAAGTGAAAGTAGGTAAATTGTGATTTAGATATGCCATAAAAACAAAAAAGACAGGAGATATTTCCTGTCTTATGTATGTGTTATTTTGTATATGTTGATAATAATTTATCTATAGTGATAGAAGCATCAGTCAATTTTATCACTGCTGATGTTACCATCAAGGACATTAATACTGTTGATAAGCATATTCTATTTTTTGTATGGATAAACTCCATCTTCGATAAATGATGTGAAGTGGAATTCAAACCAACTTATTAATTACGAATTATTTTCCTTGACCTCTATAACGCTTTTTAGCACAATTTCTACTAGTCGCAGAAAGCTTTGTGTTTTTGGAGCGTCCCTGACGTGTATTTTTTGGAGATGATTCAATAATTTTTGAACCACTCAAAGATCTTTTCACTGCCATAATTTACTCAATGTCGTAACCAAGATATTCTACCACAATATCGTCAGGATGGGGAGTACCATTCGTATAAAATTGATCAGCAAGTTCTTGCGTGATGTCCAACATTTCTTCTTCCGTTATGGAAGAGTAAATTTTTCTCCCCTGACAATATATATCGTATTTCTCCATGTGTAATCCGACACAAAATACTACTTAATATATTAGATAACTCGTGTCTTCTCGTGTCCTACTCGACAGACTGGATCACACCAAATTTCAAATCCTGCCTTAATAGCATCAAGACAGAACGAAACATCTTCCCCACACATATCCTGAACTTCACCAGATTCAAAAACTTGCATCTGAGGTGCAAACCAAGGATACTTCATCTCTGGATGCTCAAACACACCGTGTTTGATTAGTGTCCAACCAAACCCAGTGTAATCAACAGTGAATGGTTTACGACGCTTTTGAATGCCATCAACCATCTCATGGTTCATAACACCACCATTGTTCTTGAAGTCATCTTCTTCAAGCCAATGTGCAACTGATGTAGTTACACCATCTTCAGTTGCATACCATCCACAAGAGATATCTTTATCCATCCACACTAGGCGATAGAAAGATTCTGTATTGAATACGATGTCACTATCAATCCAAAGTTGGTAATCATACTTCAGTTTACCATCCCAAGGAAGTTGATCGGGACCACGAAGGACGTTAGCACCAAGACACTTGCAACGGGCAAAGTTGACCATTGAAGAATAGTCTTGTGAAATCTGGATTGAAGCACCATTTTGTACAAGATCGAAACAGAGTTGTACAAAATTCTTTAGATATGTATATGAAACGCCTCTTCCAGGAAGACAAAAGACAATGCTCTTGTCTTTAATCATTTGTTTTGCTTCTTCTAAATTAAAACCATCTGTATTATTAGAAGATGATGTGGGTGGTTTTGTAACCACTTTAAAACCTTTTGCCATGAATATACTTCAATTTGATTTGTTTACGTAAACGGGTATCACCCAAAGGCATGATACCACGTTATTTAGATAATGTCAATTTACATACTTTGCAACTTCTGGAAATATAGATCTCCAATTAGTACCTCTAGATTTGTCCAATTCATCACAATATTGAATAGCTAATTGGAATTCTTTTTCATTTCTTTCTTGCATCAGATCATTATAATGAAACTCAGATACTGACTTTACCGATAATGCAATTTTTTCTTTCAATTTATTTGGAAGATTTCTTGGTTTTAAAATTTCTGGTTCAGTTATGACGTTGAATATGAAATTTTCCTTAGATATTAAATTTCTACTATAAAGCCATTTATATGTTTGTAATAAACTTGGAATTGCAAGTAAACTGGGAGTAATTGTTGCTCTTATTTTTCCTTTTTTTGTAATATTCAAATACCTTTGAACATCAAAAACATTTTTTATTGTTGAGTTCCAATCAGTTGGATATCTTAACCAATAATTTTTTTCTTCTAAAGCATCAACACTCCATTGAATGTGAGTACGTTTAAAATTATCAAAATATTTTTTCATAATATCTAAATTCATCAATGTCATGTTTGAAACATAAGACAACATGATTTGTTTAGATTGACCACATGTTATCAAGGCATCTAAAAGTTTAAAATGCGATTTCATTAGCATTGGTTCTCCACCAATCAATTCTACAGTAGCAATAATATGTGAATACTTTACTAATTGATTAACAATATTATTAAATTGATCTTTATCAACATCTGCAATTAAATTGTCTGTAATTGAAAAACCACTAATTTTGCTCCATTTAGGATCTAATTTTTTTAAAGCACTATTTCTAGATGTTGAATTACTGGATTTACATGCATAACATTCTAAATTACAATAATTGCCATAAACATTAATTGATACATGAACAAATCTATTATTTGTTTCTTTTAATGATCCATCTGCATTAAAATTTTCTAACATCCTTTCATTTACAGGAAATTGTTTTCTAGGAGAATCGTTATTTTCATCTTCAAGTTTATAACATTTTTTACAAACAGATTTTAGAAACTCAGTTTTATCACCTAAAAGCATTTCTTTTCTAATTCTTCTAAATTCTTCTCCATCAAAATAGTCAAATGGTAAAGTATTTTGTGGACCAAATTGAGAATAATTTGACCAACAACAAGGAGCGTAATTTTTTCCTGGCAGATTATGAATTTTAGTGAATGGTTGTGAGCAGATTACATCATTATTCATTAAAAAACCTCAATACTATATTTTTCAGAAAATTCTTTTGCATCATTCCAAGTATTTACAATAGGCATTCCACGAATATTGAGTGATGTATTGAGAAGAACTGGACAACCAGTACGTTGATACCAGCATTCAAGTATTTCCCTAAGGATGCTAGAAGACCATGTAGGAACTGTTTGAACTCTAGCAGTATTATCTACGTGAACACATGCTGGGATCTCATCAGGACGCTTACAATCGTATACGAAGGACATATAACGACTTTCTGCTGGCATACGGAAATAGTCTTGACAATATTCTTCCAGAATAGCAGGAGCAAATGGACGAAACTTTTGTCTCTTCTTTACAGTGTTAACTAAATCCTTCATCTGTAGAGTTCTAGGATCCGCTAGAAGACTTCTATTACCTAAAGCCCGTGGTCCAAACTCAGCGGGACCATTTGCAATCCCACACATGCCTCTGTGCAGTAATGTGTCAACGACTTCCTTTGGATTAACCGTTTTTTGAATGTTTTCACCCAAATATGGGGTGAAGATGACTTTACCACCATAAGATAATAAAGCTGCCCCTAAGGAAGCTCCAGCGTCTCCAGGATTAGGCATAATCCACATGAACGGGTGCTCGTTTTGTAGCTTAGCATTCACTACACAATTTAAAGCAACTCCTCCTCCATAACAAATATTATTACTATATTGCCTTGCTCTATTGAAAATTTTTCTCAGTTCCTCATAAAGAACAACCTCTGCACTCTTTGAGTTGTCTTCTGGATTTCCTTCAAGAGAGGTGGAAAAGCCCTTGTGGTTATTTCTAGAGAGCAGTTTACGCGCTTGTTCGACGTATAAGGGTTTACCGAACGCTGCCATACCCATAAAGATGTATTCTTCGTCTAAGGGTCTTAGACCTGCCCATTTCGTATAAGAAGAATACCACAATCCAATAGAACTTGGATATTTCTGTGACCATACCTTCTTGTACTTAGCACATCCCTCCACCATCTGAGCGTGCCAGATAGAAGCAGTATCCCATTCACCAATGCTGTCTACGACAACACATGCAGCTTCTGGATAGGGTGATGTCTGAAATGCTGCAGCAGCATGGGAGAGATGATGTGAATAGTATTGATTAGGGGGAATGTAAATATTCCTTTCCTTGAATGCACTCTTGTATTGTCCTGCAAACAATTGACGAGTACGCTTCAACCAAGGACGTTCATAGAATGCAACAATATCATCCTCAGTATGAAGTAGTGCTTCTGCACATACTGATAGATTTAAATGCTTATCATGCTTTACTCTAGAATATCGTTCTGCATGAGCAGCAAACTTAATCTTACCATCATTTACTACTGATATTGCAGCATCATGAAAACCTTCACTTATTCCAATCATAATCAATCATCTTCATAAATGTAAGGATCTTGTCTACGAAGTTTCCACAACTTGTATTCACCTTTGATCCATCGAATTAATTTTGCAATAGGGTTCATGTTATAAAATCATAGTCAACCTATTTAGTACCCATAATCTATTGGGCGCCCCCAGTCTGCAGGTAAACACCCATGCAGTTCTTCAAAATCTTTATAAATCTTTTGAATATGTGGTAGTGATAATGCCCATTCATATAATTCTGGGGTTAATACTTTGATATCAGACTGCCACTGATCATTTAATATTGGTAATCTTGGCGCATTAATACCTTTATCAGGAACAAATGCACAAGGGAAAATAGAATTAAATTTTACTCCCATATAATTTTCTAACTTGGATACTTCAGGATTATTTTGTTCATCCTTGAAAAAATCTTCCATGATTAGATAACAAACATTATCTTTACCAAAAATTTGCTGTAATTGTAAAACTTTCTGAGTATATCTTGGTACTATTTTTTGATCACAAATATAATTTTTGAATACTTTGATAGCATCTTTATTCAAGTAATCCTCATAGGTCCACCATTTCTCTTCACGATATGCTTGACTAAAAAGATAATTGGCATGAGAGAAAGATCTTCTAATAGGATCTCTAAAAATAATTAACGATTTAATATTATACTTAGTGC